AAAAAACGACACGATGTCTTCTGGATTTTTGACTGTTTTTGGAAAAAATTGAATTGCTTTTATTGGAAAGATTGATTTGATTAGCGTCAAGCAACACAACAACAACTACGATGGCATCATATATCAACCAAGGAACTTATACTTGCGAGTGCGGATACTCCAAGACAGTCCAGAACACCGACGAAAGCAAGGGTGGAATCAAGACGATCGTCCGCCTTCATTCCAAAGTCTGCCCCCTCGTCAAGTCTGGGTTTAGATCAGCAAACCCAGTCGCCACCCCCCAGACCTACCTACTGAAACCTCGTTTCACGGAGAAGCAAGACCAGAAGACGATCTACCAAGAACACACGGCGATTCTCGCCGACGCCAACAAGAAAGCATTCGGCAACTAAAAAAAGACAAGGGTTTAATCAACCCATTTTTTTCTGTATAAAGAATAACACAGTATTCCATAACAAGAATGACGCTCAACGATTCAGCAAACAACAACAAGTCGTATAGCAGTAAAACACGTCCGTATATGATAGAGCATCACGACCAGATTGAGGAGATGCGTGATAAGATTAAGGCGAATATAGGGTGTGCGTTTCGCAACTATTATTTTAACTGCGAATGCGGAACAAAGGTGGGGTTTCACACGTTCCGTTTTCATCTGGCGACGCAAAAACACAGACGAGTATGTGGCGATCTGCCGACTCCTACGCCGAAAGAACTACCTATTGAAATAAAACTTAAAGACGATTCAATATAATATACACATAGATTAGAATGATGAATGCCCTGAGTATCATACCGCAAACTGCTAGTGAGGGGTCTCCCCCCAAAGTCAATCGCCAATACATACAGCGATGCCTTTTCAATTGGCGTCATCAGTTGGATATTGATCTGTCTGTTGAGGAACACGCCCTATTTAGGGAGAACAAGAAGCACTACCTCAAAGTGGAGCATTTAGACCCCTCGCTCATCTGTAAGATGTTGAAGCGGTTTCACCCAGAGTTTCAGTTTCCAAGCAACCCTATTCCTATCCCTACTACCAAGATCGCCGACGAATAATAAAATAGACTCCCCCCATTTTATTATCCTTATTTTTTCTCCTTCTGGATTGTTTCCAAGTCATCACCCTCGGCGAGACCAGCAGAGAGCAACCAGCAGTTCTTTTCGGTCATAACCACCGTGGGGTAATTTTTGAATATACAGCACCACCTCGTATCCAACGCTTTAATTTTCATAATGTCCTTGATGTCTAGACCTACATACTGCTCCAAAAGGTAGCGTGTTCCACGTAGCGATCCGCTGTGGGGGAAATAGATGATTGAATGTGCCTCGTTTAAAATGCGACGTGTGTCGCCCTTATTCGTAGGCAAATGCGATACATAACAAGCGGAGATTTTGTAGTGACGACCGATTTCCAAAACTTGGTTGGATAGCGACATAACCGCCTCACGGATCTTCTTATCGCTCAAAACGTCGCAATCATCAAAAATGACGAGGGACTCTTTAAGGTCTTCTGGTTTTATGGGGTTTTTATAAAGGGATTCGTCCATCTTCACCCTCAAGGGTTTTATGGCATCCAAACTCTCGTCTTCCTTCAGCGATGAGAAGAGGTATATGTCTCGGTCTGGATACGCCTTTTTGAACTTCTCGCAGTATTTACGTATGTATGTGGATTTACCAGAACCAGAGGCACCAGTTAAGTAGAGGATCTCACGCTCGCTTTTAGTGTTGGGGATTTGCTGGAAGTGGAACTCTTCTGGTAATTCTAGACGAGGGAAACCCTCCTTCGGTTTATCGCTTCCAGTCGCAACCCATATTTGCTTTCCTTTTAGATAACCATCGCCTTCAATTGACGCCAGAGGGCGTCCAACCTTTTCCACGTTCAGCGACATATATGTATATTATACTATAATATGATTATATTATTTCTTGAAGAACTTAACTGTTTCTTGTTGGATTTTATCATCGTTGGACTTGATTAGAGAGTCAATAGCGGACGTATCCTCGCCAACCCCTAACTCTTTTAGTGCGAACTCCGCTCGTTTCTTGGTCTTCTCGTCCTTGTGGTGTTCCAGTAGCAACTTGATCGCCTTGAGTTGCGAGTTCAACTGGTATATCGCTCCAATCGGCGAATTGAATAGACGTGTTAGACGAACCATCTCCGCTGTTTTGCCTTGTATATTGTAGATAGAAAATTGTCTCTTGTATGCTTTAAATAAATTACCGTCTCTTTTATATTCGGCAACCTCGTCTTCTAACGCCTTGAGTGGATCCTCCACGCTCTTCGGTTCCGTGAAGTTGTATATGGCGGATAATTCTGTGAAGGTGTTTGCTAAATAGAGAACATAATCAATCTTGATGAAATCCAGATTTTTACCGTCAATCGCTCGTAGGAAGGCGGATTGCGTGAAGTCCTTGATGTTGTTGAACTTGGTCTTGCTTTCATCTGTGTTCTGGACTTTTAGTTCTATGAAGTATAAGGCACCGCACCGATCACCCTTCGCTCGTTTTAAAATGAGACGGAGTTGGTCGTAGATTTTCTGGGCGGATGTTGGTTCGCTGATTTGGGAGAAAAGGTCTATGTCGCTGTAGTAGCGTTGGATGGCGAGTTTTGCCGACCCCATAATAGCGATGGGTTCATCCTTGTATTTGAGTTTGTTTATAATGCCGACGATGTCGCCAGATACGATACGCTTTTCACAGATGTCCGCCATTCTTATATATGTTCGTAGATTATATTTATTAAATATTATGTGTGTATTATAATTAGAAAGAACATCGCAGATGGATTTTAAAAGATACCTTGATGGGATAGGGATGTCGCCGAAGCAGTACCTAATGGAAGCGAGGACGAATGCGGATAAGCACGGATACGATCCAGAGATTCTGGAGTTCAGCGAGGATGGCGTGGCGAAACTGGTCTATGAGGGAGTGGGGTTTGGACGTGTCGGTTATAGAGATTTTATTATCTGGCGTCATTTAGAGAACAAGGGGGAGTTTCCTCGTGGGACGGCAAAGAAGCGACAGAGTTCGTATCTGGCGAGGGCGATGGGGATAAAGGGGAACTGGAGGGACGATCCAACCTCACGGAACTCGCTTGCGATTACGATCTTGTGGGACGGCAACCCTGCGTTGAGTGGGGGGAAGTTGAACCCTACGAAGATTGCGATTGCGAAGACGATTATTGACTGGACGCCAGAAGAAGTGATGGCGGACTACGAGAAGTTGAAGGGGTTGTCGTGTGATGACCCTATGTTGCCGAAAAGTCGTGCTGGTTTGAAGGTAGTGGATGATGCGACGTTTGCTGCTCGTATGGATACGTTTTCAAAAGGATACAACCTCTACACCTTCATAGACGCCCTCGCTGGAAAATTGAAGGATAAACCCTATATCCAAAAACTACTTGCGTATAATGCGAAGAACTCGCCAAAGGCGGTTCGTAACCCTAACTACGCTGCCCTCAAAATAAAGCAACTCTATTTCGGTAGTATATCCGCATTTAAACCCTCGGTTGCGAAATGGATCTACTGTAAATTGGGGGCGAAGAACATCCTTGATTTTAGTGCTGGGTGGGGTGGTAGGATGGTAGGAGCGATGGTTCTACCAGATACCAAATACATAGGAATAGATACGAATAGAGACCTCAAAAAAGGGTATGATAAGATGATTGCGGAGTTGGGGGTGCGTGATCGTGTGAAGATGATCTATGCTGATAGTGCGAAGGTGGATTATTCCAAACTGAACTACGACACCGTATTTACCTCACCGCCGTATTTCACTCTGGAGAAGTATGAGGATATGCCGTCGTATGAGACGAGAGATGAGTTCAACGAGAAGTTCTATTTTCCAGTTCTGCGGAGGGTGTATGCTGGTTTGAAGAAAGGGGGTAAGTTTGCGATGAATATACCTCACAAGGGGGGTGGGGGTGATATGCTCGGCGATGCGGAGACCGTGCTTGGAAAACCCAGCGATCGTTTTGAGTTGCCTTTGGCGAAGGGTGGAAAGCAAGAATTATCAAGGGGGCGATCCGCTGGGGGGTATAAGGAGTATGTGTATGTTTGGGTGAAGTGAATCACCGAATCACCACTTTTTTACGGTTTTTGATAAGTTTTGTTTTATCAAAAATCAACTACCAAACTACCGACCCCAATAAAAAAGGGGTCTTACCCTGCCCCTTTTGGTTTTGATTTTTACTTGGTTTTTGATTTGAATGCTGGGGCGAATCTGGCGAGGCGTTCCGCTTCTTTTTGTTGGAGTTTTTCGGCGTGGCGACGCTCGGCAACCTCACGCTGACGCTCCGCCTCTTTTGCGTCAATCCGTTTGGTGAGGGGGTCGGCGATGTGTTGGCGATTGAATGCGATGAGGTCTTTGGTGCGTTTCACTTGGGCGTTGTAGGCGACGACGGTCTCATCAATCATCGCCTCCATCCGTTCCGCCTCCAGACGCTCACGGTGGAGACGATCACGCTCACGACTCTCTTCGGTTGCTTGGGCGATCGCCCAACGCTTCGCCTCCTTCTTCGCCTCTTTTCTCGCCTCCTCAAACGCTTTGAGGCAGTTTTTCACCTCCTCGCAGACATAGGGGTTGCCGTAGTTTGGAAACATCACGGTCGTCATACCAGAGTTTTCTGGTTCGTAGAAGAAGTCGGTCTTGACGATTGTGAAGGATGGTTTCCAGAGTGGGTTGAGGAGTTGGAGACCCTCTGGGAGGACTTTGGCGTGGAGGCGGATGCCGACGAAGAATGCTCTGCGTGGGCAGTATCCTTGGAAGTCATCCCTCACTTTGATTTGAAGGAGGAAGTCCGCCCAGACACCGCTGGTCTGTCCGCAACTCCAACCGCCCCCCTCTTTTCCAAACCTCACGGACTTCCTTCTTGATTGTTCCAGCAACCAAGATACGGTGAGGAGTTGAACCATCTTCTCGGCGTTGGAAGAGTATTCCTTGTTCTTTTTTCTCACGAGGAAGCGGTAGAAGTCCTCATCATACGCATCGTCAATATAGTTTCCCTCTTGGGCGGTGAATCCAGCACCCACATCACTTCCCCACTCAACATCCCAGTCCTTTTTGAGGGCATCCACCGTCGTATCCATCAGTTTCTTTCTGGCGTGTGAGTCATATTTGTTCGTAGTCATACCTTCAATCCATTTGGTTCCGTCGGCGAGAATGTAGTCTTGGGTGAAGGTGGGGGGTTCGTTTTGCGTGTAGTCTTCAACATTCACCGCATCAACAGTATCCATCAACGCTTCACGCAACGCCTCCTTCATAGGATCGGTGTCGCTGACATCGTCAATCGTGCTGATTGGAACGACCTCGCCGTTCTTTCTCTGGATCACGTGAGTCGCCCCACTCGCCAAGAGTTGGCGGACTTTCTCTGGGGGGTTTCCTTGGGTATATTCCTTTCCTTCTTTCTTGATATAAATCCTTGAGGTCATCGTCGTAGTAGTTGTCGTGTTTGCGTCAATCGCTGGAGATCATTTTACCCAATATTAGCAATTCAATTTTTTCCATAAATCGTGAAAAATCACGCATCACCAGAAAAGAGATAAAATGATTTTTTTGGTAGTTCGGTAGATGATTTTTGATAAAACGGAACTTATCAAAAAACATAAAAAAGTGGTGATTTGGTGATTGACCCCTTACGATGACTTGGGTTTAAACTTGGGGTCTTCAACGCCGATACGGCGAGGCATCCCCTTCAACAATCCCAACGCCTTATCTTGTAGCATTTCGCTATGAAGTAGGGGGGAGGAGTCTGGAAAGCGACCGCTGTGGGTATATACGTCATTCTCCTCATCTTGGTATCCCTCATAACTCTCTTGGGGCAAACGAGGGCGACGAGGGCGACGCACCCCCCCAGTATTGCGTGGTGTGGGGTGGAGATCCTCTTGGGTGGGTTGGAGTGCTTTCGGCAACTTGGAATACTTGACGTTAATCTCTACGCCGTTTCCGCTTCCATTCATACCACCCCTAACACTCTCCTTGCGGACGTTGGCGGATTTTTCGCCTCGTTTAAAACGATACGCTTTTGTTCCATTACACATAGAGGAATTGAAACAACAACGACCAGCACCGTTGCCGTAGGCATCTGCTCCGTCGTAGCGTCCTTGGGGCGGTGCTTGCTGGTCTTCCCTTCCAGTTGGTTTTAGACCCATATATGACTGTATGAGACGTAGGACGAGGGCGGAAGTCCCCCACATAGGAAAGAACTTCAACAGAATCGGTATCATAACGTCTGGGTGGTTGTAAATATACTGAACGACGGTCTGGACTGAATCCCTTTGATAGACACCCCTCGTAGTCTGTGCGATGCTAGTGATCGCTGCTGGGGCAGCAACAGCACCGCTCGCAACCGCTCTCAACATCGCCACAACCGCTGGAAACAGATAACTCTCAATAGCGGTTCTACCCCCACTAGCGATCGCTGCGAGAACCTCCGCTACACCCTCACCCTCCATCCTCGTCCTATCCATACGTCTCGCACTACCGAGGACACCCCTATTTTGAAGATTGGGTATGATCGCACCAGTAGAGTCGCCAACGTAGTCGCCTCGTGATGAAAGGCGTTGGCGGTTCTTTAAATTAGCGAGGGTGTTGGGTCTATACGCTTGATTGCCGTCAAAGTTGTTGGCGATGCGGAGGGGTTGGGAGCGATCACCCCTTCCTCTGCCCTTATTGAAGAAATTAAGGACGCCGTCTTGAACCTTGTTCCTTAACATACTGCCGAGTGTTGAACCGATTGGGGTGTCTAATGCTTTCTTCGCTAAATGGGACACACCGTCAAAAAGCAACTCACCCAGAAAACCGCCATTCATATTACCACCGAATCCTACCATCTGCTCTAAATAACGCTTCGTGCTTTTGATCTGTTGTGGAGTTGCTTGACCGCCGAATAACTCATTCGCAACAGCGATGAGTTGCTGGCGAACTTGCCCCTTCTCTGCTTTAGTCTTTCCAGCGTATCCAGTAAGGGCATCACGGAGACCCAGTCTGTCTGCTGCTGCTGCTATCGCCATCTTCCTATTCTCGTCTGCTGGACGCCCACGAGGGGGTGTTGGTCGTGCTGGTCCTCCTTGCTGGGGTTGGGGTTGGACTGCGTTCTGTCGTCGGTAGATGCCGAGTTGATCTACAATCTCGGCGATAAATGTGTCTATTTCGCCGTCATCTTGGAGTCCGTAGAATTGCTGGATCTCATCTCTCGTATCATCTGGAAAAGCATCTATAATATTTTGAGGATCTATATTGGGGTCGTTAATATCGTTTCCAGTCTGCCCCTCATATTGATTGATGTCGGTTGCGATACGACGATGGATGCCGTCTAATTCTTGCTCTCTTGCTCTATTGTCCTGCTGGGAAATTTGGGGGTCGTCTTGGTATGGATCCAGCACACGGTCTAGGAGTTGCGGATTTACATTACCGAATGCTGCTTCTTGCGGAAAGGTCTGTGGGTCTTGAAGTTGAACCGCCCCTTGTTGGGGTGCTGGTGCTGGTTGCGGTTGGGGCGGTTGGTTAGGACCTCCTTGAGGACCTCCTTGTGGCGGAGGAGGAGGCGGAAGGTTGCCTTGTGCTGGGTTCGCTGGGAGTCGCTGAATACCCAGCGTGCCTCTCGTCTCGCTTCCGTATTTAACATTCTTATAAAACCCAACTTGGAGTTGCTGGATAATATCTTGGAGTGTATCAAAGTTCTCAACCCTACCTCCAGTTTGGTTTCTAAATGCTGCGATCTGTTGTAGTCCATTCTGGAAGAATTGAAGGAGATCATCCTTGAGTTTTTGGCGGACGTATGAATAATCACCAGCGGTCGCTGGTTGGACGTCCGCTGCGGTCTGCTGACCTTTAAGATAAGGGTTAATCCTCGCCACCAGTTTATTCCACGAAAGCGAAACTGAACTGAAGTCGGCAAACCCACGAGTTACGGCGTCTGGCGTATTCATATCGGTCAGTCCGTCGTTAAGGGCGTTCTTCACGTTCTCAACATCCTTGTTAAACTGATAGGAGATCATCTGGAGTCTGTCGTTGGGGGGCATCTCGCTCTGGGGCATTATGGCGACTTGCTGTTGCTGGCGTTCAAAGACCTTCCTATTCGCCCTTAAATCCTCATTCAACGCCTCTCGGTTCTGCCGATGTCGTATTGATAGAATTACCATTTGGTTATAATGTATATATATATAATATATTTATTATAATATTGTCGCTAAATTATAATCCATTACAGATTTATTTACGATATGTTGCCGATGCTTTGGATAATGCTTCCTTATAGGAGACGCCGTGCTTGGAGGCATATGCCTTAACGTGATTAATCCACGCAGAAGCACCACCGCCAGTTCTCATACCGCCGACGGTAGGACGCATTTGATCTACTGGGGTTAAATAATGCTGACCTTCGCCCTCCATAGCGTCTGGTGTGTTAAGACCGTAGGTAGTGGCGTTCAACTTGAAGCGACGACCACCTTGGATATAACCCCTAGATGCGACGTTGCGAGGGGGCAGAAGACCGTAGGGTTGCTCGTTGTTGTCGTATCCAAACATACTCTCTTGCCCCATCGGTGCGAGTTGTCCGCCGACACCGCCTTTCATATAGAGGCGTTTTCCACCAGCACCGAGGGCGTAGCGTTTCTCCTTATCCAGTCTTACTGGATCGTGGATGGTTTCGGCGAAAGCATTTTTTAGGTCTCTATCCTCGCTCTGGCGGTGAGTAGCAGCGTTCGTAGTTCTCGCCGACATAGCACCGCCATAGGCGAGGTCGTAGGGGGACATCTTACCACTACCATTACAAGCGGAGCAACAATTCCTACCAAGACCAACCTTCTTCTTGGCGTAGTTAAGGGCAGCGTCTTTAGCAATATTACCCAACGCTGGTAAAGCACTCTCGGCGATAGGGGCGAGGACTCTGCCGACTGGGGCGAGGAAGTTGCCGACATCGCTCGCTGCGTTCTTCACCCAATCAAAGAACCCTTCACCCCTCATAATGGGGGAGTTCCTACCAAGACCGAACATACGACCGATCGCCGAACCGATATGTGGTGCTGCCATCATAGCGAGGGGGGCAAGCATAGGAAGAAACCCACCAGTCGCACGACCGCCTTCGGCGACCATAGGGGGGCGATAGCGAGCATCCTTCATCACGTCGCTTCCAACGTTGAAGGCAATATCACGCATCGCTGGAAGAAACCTCGCCGATCCTTTCATTCCATTCATACCCATTTTCAAATCACGCAACATCGCTGCCTTAACTTGCCTCTTACCGCCAGAATAGGCACCACCGAAGAGTCTGGTGAGAAGACTACCGACAACTGGGGCAGCAGCAGCAGCGAGGAAGGGAAGGAACCCACCCCTCATCTTACGACCGCCAGTCCTCATACCGCCGACCTCACGAGACGCCTCCTCAAAAGATCCGCCGACCATTTCGTCCTCGTAGTCGTCCTCATAGGCACCACCACCTTCCATACCATCCTCACTCAAATAATCATCATCATCCTCCTCATCAGCATCGCCACGACCAGAACCGTTGAGTCTGTCTATCATCTGTCCTTTGCGTCGCTGGAGGGCGTTGCTACGTGCCGTTAAAGCACGATTGTATGTATCGTTATAACCAACCATTTCTGTTATAATATACCTTAATATAATTATTTTAATATAATTTCTATCCAATATTATTTACATCAACCCATCAAAGTCTATTATTTATTCTCCGTGATTTTTTACACAGATGCGGAACGTTCGGCAACCGCCATTAAATTAGGTGGAGGTAGAGTATCAACAGCAATCTCCGCCTCAATATCTCGCTCCACCTTTATACAACAACACTCTACCGTTTTACACTTGGATTTATAAAGCATAGAACCCCCTTTCAATAGAAGTCCAATCATAGATGTTATGAAGAACGACCAGAACACCTCACTCATCTCCATCCTTCGTCTGTAATGCCGTATATTATAATTTATATAGGGATATATCTAATAACCAAATCACCACTTTTTTATGTTTTACGATAAGTTCATAAAAGATAAAAATGATCTACCAAACTACCAACCCTCGGTGTCTCCTAAATTAAGAAGACTGAAATGTTACGAAGTTGGGGTTTAGAACTACAAATGAAAAGGGTAGGGCAACATTCACCGTCGTTAGAGTAGCAGCGTTAGCAACGGTAAAAGTGACTTGTCCTGCTGCGACAGTAGCAACTATAGCACAAGCAGTCGCACCAGCGGTCAAGGCAGCACCAGTAAAGTTGGCGACAGCGATACATCCAGCGTTGATCTTGGGGTTGGTATAGACTAGGGTTCCGTTAGCACCAGCGGTGGTTCCAGTTCCAGTTGCGACGACTAAATCTGCGATAGACATATTTACGATTGTTATAATATACTATAACATAATTATTTTAATATTAATTCTGCGTCAAATATTAAAATGGTAGATTGGTAGTTATAATCACGCTAAATGAAAATCCTTGGAAACGGTTAAAAAGTGGTGATTCGGTGATTTACATCAACCGATCCTCCATAGCACCGCCACGACCACGACCGACACCACGACCGACGCCATTACCGCAGATCGCCTTCAACGCCTTACTACCCATCTGTGCGTATTTATTATCGCTACCGTCAAGGGCATCACGACCCACCTTAAGCATTCCTGGGGCGACAGCAGAAGCGAATGAACCCAACTTATCAAGGAGACCACCGCCGACGAGACGCTCAACATCACCGCTAGAGTGGGGGGTCTGTGCGGATGCGGACAGCACATCGTCCTTGGTGAGGATACCAGTGTAAGTTGCTGATTGACCCTTCTCGCAAACGAATAGACCGCTGTTGAGGGTGATGAGAACCATTTCAATCGGCATTCCACCAGCGATAGGGGCAACGGCGTTAGGTGCTGGGATGTAGTTCTCCACATCAAGGGTGAATTGGAGGTTAAAGTTGCCGAGCGAACCTGGGGCGTAGTAGTCCTCGGTGATCTGGAGATGCTTACCCATATCCAAGAAGAGGTATGAACCAGAGGTGGGGATCTGCTTACCAGACCCAGTCGCAGCGACCGCTTGGATGGCGAACCCCCTAAACTCCTCCCACGACTGGTTGCTACCAGCCTCCACAGAGTAGCGATACAACTGATCTTGGGTAGCAGAAGCGAGAATACCAGACTGGTTATTGAAGTTGAATGAAACTTGTCTAATCGCTAAAGCGGAGTCGGTGTCGCTCAAAAGTTGTGCGGATTTCGCCTTGCGGACGAAGATCAGCAACTTATCTGGGATCTGGTTCAATTGGGTAGTAGTGAAGGTAAGGCGTGCTGTCGCTGGGATAATCGTCTGTGCTGCTGCTCCAGCACCACGAGTAGCATAGGCGATATTGGGGGTGGATGTAGAGAGATAGCGAGGCATCTCATAATAAGGAACAACGTTGCGTGCCGACAACATATCGCTCGGTTTGGGGGTGAGGAAGTTGAAGATGAGTCTGCTATTGGAATAAGACTGAATGACACACTGGGAGGGGAACTGCTCGTTGTTGTCGCAAGGGAGACCAGAACGCCACACACGAGCAACGTTGGAAGTGGAAAGATTGAATACGACGTTGAGGTTCTGGATGCCATAGAACCCTTGTCCGCTATAACTGGATTTAGCGAACATAAAGGGGGCAGCGAGAAGGGGTTCCCTAACGGTGTATTTAATGAAGTAAGTTACGGCAGCATCCACCGCTGGGATGAGGGGGACTGCGGTAATGATGTTAGCACCAGCAGCGTCAAAGGTGTTGGTTCCGCTCACTTGGACGTCCATAAATGAACCACGAGCGTAAAGATCGTTGTCGTAGGAGTGCGTAGTGTAGTTGCCGTTGGGGTTATTGTTAGCACCGATGGCGTCAAGGTATTTACCATAGACATCATACAAGTTAGGACACATACCGTTATACCTCATCAATTCACGCTTATCGTTGAAGCGGAGAATCGCTGGTAATACATCGTTCATATTGATTGAGACCGAGTTGTTGTTGATTGTAAATTGCTGTGTCAAGCACGCCGAGTGAAGAGGAAACGGTCCTAAAGCGTTTGCTAGACCCAACTGGACGACTGGATCACCAACCGCCATACCAGCAAGTTTGGCGGAAGTGATAGCACCAGTAGGTATAGTGACTTGTGCTATAACCGTGCTTTCCCAGATGACACGACGGTCAATAATCGTGGTCTCACTAGGAACTTGGATGTTGTAGGTGTGAGAGTTAGCATTCTGCGAGATAGCAGCGAACTCGGCAACGGTGATATTCTGTCCGCTTTTCTGGACGGCATACTTAATGCTGTCCTTACAGTTGAGGCGTTCATCACGGACAAGAACTTTCTGGAAGTCGGCGGAAGACATATTTACGATTGTTATAATATACTATAACATAATTATTTTAATATTAATTCTGCGACAAATATTAAAACCCCTTAATGAGTATTTAGACTACGCCTTGGAAGTCCTTCCGCCTAAACATCAATTTAATTGAGGCATTACATCCAGACCCCAACCTAAATTGATTGAGGCGTCCAAATGTATCCTTCCAATTGACGCTTATTTCAATCGCCGATAGGGGGGCGTTTCCGTTGAGGTCAAAGAGGCGGTATTCGGCGGTAGGAACATAACTGATGTTCGGTTTTGTTTGCCACCCCTTATCGGTAGTCACTTCTAAATCTGTGAGGATGTTGGCGATTCCACTATTGTTTCCAGCGTTGGTGAATTGCGATCCAGCACCGAATAAGACTGGGGCGGATACGATTGATGACGCAATAGGGAGCAACGAGGTAGTGAATACGAACGACTGTACTGGATTCCATAGGGGCGTCGTTGGATACTCTTGAGGCACCCTTAATAACGAGTTTGCGACTGGTTGGACTGGGAGTGCTGCTGGAAGGACTTGGACGATCTGGGTCGGCATCGTTGCTGGTGCGACTGGGGCAGAAGGGATATTGAGGTAAGGATTTATAGTCACTAAATCTGGGAGGTTCATCCTCCAGTTGTTTCCTACATAGGGGACGATTTGGTTGTATCCACTCTGGAAAGCGGAGAATGAACTAAAGAGGTTGAATAGGGGTGCGTTGAAATAGATCTCAATAGGGGCGTTAAGGGGTAGTGCTGCGAGAAGGGTTGGGGTCTGGTTGTTTGCTGAAGGCGTCTGGAACAACTGTGCTGGTGCGACCCAAGTTGCTATATTGGTATCATCATTCCACTCCAGATAGGGGAAGCACTGGATAGGATACGCTGCCCCCACCGCTGCTGGTAGGGCAGCGATCACTTGCCCATATACGACCCTTAATGCTCGGTTAATCATCTCAATAAAAGGTTTGAATGTATAGACATAGTAGTATTCATTTACAATATCTCCAGCAGTTAAGATTGATGTAGGGGGAGGTGCTAATACTGGATCGCTCTGGGGTATGAATTGAACGTATTGCTGGAAGTTTGTTGCGACGAGGGAGGGGTGGGTCATAGACACTTGGTAGATGAGTTCATTTACCGACGCTGGTGCTGGGACTGAATTGGATGCTCTTGGTTGGGGTATGATAAGGGGGAGTGTGGGGGTCTCAACGCTAAACCGAACAACCGAAGCGAAATAGTCGTTGGGGTTTGCTAAATAAGGACTGTTCCTAATCTCCGTGAATTGGAGAAAAGGGGGTTGCTTCGTTCCAGTCGTATCGTTGTTGAGGATCGTGAGGTCGTAGTATATGTGATAGGGTTCGTATGAAATACGAGAACTGAAGTCTATTCCGCTCATTATGATATATATAATATAACATAGAATTATTTTAATATATTATTCTCCATAAATAATCAATAAATACCCTTGGCGACCCCTAATGGGGTGTAATAATACAAAATGATTATTTACAATACCGATAATCTGTAAAAATACAATATAACCAATTAATAATAAATTTATTATTATCGTATTATTACAGATAAAGGGTATTGTAAATAATCTAATAGACCCTAATTGATTATTTACTGGTTAAATTGTATTATTACGGATGCGGATGCTCGTAGATCGGCGTAGGATCGCCAATACAAGGCGACAATTCGGTCTTCTTCGGTCTGCCCCTTACCTTATTCACTAGGACAGATGAACTGCCGACAGACACTCCCATCTCCGCCAACTCTTCCTCAAGGCGAGCAATCCTTTTGAGTAGTTGCTCTCTGTCCTCAATCCGCTCCATCTTATCATCAATCAAGGCGTTAATCTGCTTCTGTTGTGCCTCGGCAATCAAGTCGGCACTCTCCTTCAATCTATCCAACTCTATCGCAGTCGGCGGTTCTCCCTTACCACCCTTTTTGTAAAGGTGGTATGAATGCTCTGTCGCAAGAAAATCGCAAATCGTCTCCACCTCCATCTCAAAAAGCATATCATAATCATCCCCATTCCCTCTCGTCTTCTTCTTCTCATTCACCACAAGGACAACCTCCTCGGTGTTAAGGGTTGGCGGAAGTCCGCACTTAAGGCGTGTGTTCTCCTCGCACAAGCGGAGGATCGTGTCTATTGCGTAGGACATAGCGGTCGGCATCGTTGGTTCTATACTATACATAGACAATAGTCTTTATATTGAAATAATCCAAACTTTATTTCAATATCACCAAATCACCACTTTTTCACGTTTAATCATAAGTTTCGTTTGCGTCAAAATGATCTACCAAACTACCAACTCAATCTTCCTTAATATAGGTCTGGTTCATCTCGGCGACGCTATGACCCATCTGCTCGGCGATCTCCTTTTGTTCGGCAAGTTGCTTTCCAAACTTCTTCGTGGTGTAGATATGGCGGAGCATAGATGACCCAATCTTCTTTCCAAATACCCTATTTAGGATACGTGTGATTGAATTGATTAGAAAGGGTTTATCGTTCCATAAGGTCAAAAAGGGTTCAATAAACACAGTCGCCTCCTTCTTCGTCTTCTTTGCTGGTGCTTGTAGTCTTCGTAGAATACCCTTCTTCTCAAAATAGACAGCAAGGATCTCGTAGAGTTCTTTAGGGATAGGTATGATGGTCTCACCATATTTTTTGGAGGTCTTATAGTTCCTAAATAGAAACCTCTTTCCGTTCCAATCAAGGATATTGTTTCCACTCAACGCCTCACTAACCTCTGGGGTGAATGCCGAGACAACCTTCATATTCATATAGTCGCTGTTCCTTCGTGGGGGTATAAGAACATACAAGGATAGGACTACAAGATCAAGCAACCTATTATATTCACCCTCCGTGATAGGAGAACTCATCTGGGTTATATTATCCCTTAATCCATCGTAGATGTGTTGGACGTCCTCCCAGTCCATCCAGTTCGCACTTTGAACCTCTGTCTTAACGCCATTATGATTAGCGTCATTCAAGGTCTTATTCAAGTCAATCATCGTTTTATAATATTTCTTAAGAAGGGCATCAATACCTCTCTCCCCC